TAGGCAAAATTAGATTTTGCTCATCAAGAACATCACTAATTCCTCCTGAAACTCCCCATCTAGGAACATCATGATTAACGAGAATCAAATCCCCAACCATACAACCAATTGAATCAATACTAGCTTTAAACTTGATTGTCTCAGTCAAAAGCTGATTGCATTTTAATTGGTATTTGCCTTCACGGAATGCTTGTTGATAATTGGTAATACCGTTCATGGTGATTTGAGTAGGGTTGTTTACGGTATCTAAAGTATCGTAATTATCGCCATAAACTGACATGGTATCTTTGGTGTAATCCCTGTCTGCGTTTATATAGGTTATTTCGACAGCATCAGCTCTGTCTTCGCTACCCAAATAGCTAAGCTCAAAACTATCAGCTATTATGTTACCCATATTGAAAAGTTGCACAGGTTCACTCTTATGGTCATAAATGCAACCAAAACGTGTTCCAAACTGAACTACCATACCACGCCCAACAGGTGCAATTTCTTTATTCACGATTGACCAGAAGTCATTGATTTGAGAAATTTCGATGTTAATCTTTAACTTCATGGTTTCGCAGTTGTCAGCCCAAGCCTTAAACTGCTCATACATCATCAGCTCAGCAGGAGCACCCTGCACTTCAAACTCATACTGCCCTGTATGAATGTTTTTGAGTCTACGAGCGCCATGAACAAAATCATAAGAAGCCCAAGCAGGATTATCTGCAGGTTGCTCTTCATAAGCATTAACTAAAGGGTTCCAAACCCAAACCTTTTCACGAGTTTTAATAAATTTAAGACTTGGTGTACTTCCAGATAATTGGCTTGTAGCTAATGCCTTAATACCTATAAGAGCAGTATTAGGATAAATGAAGTCGTCATAAACCACAGTTGATAGCGTTGTCCACCATACCCTAACAGCGTCACGACTACTATTGACAGAAGCACTTCGATTAGTAACGGTTACACGTACTTGATATTTCCCTTGTGGAATGTTATCAATGCGGAATTGTTGACGAACAGGACCTGCCTTTTTACCCGAAATGCGCTTATTAGTCACGATTGCTTTCCAATCATCGGTACCTTCAAGCGCATACTGAGCCGTGATATCAACCCAAGCAGTACCAAGCGAGCCATTATCGTTCGCATGATACAATCCATTAGAACATTCAATATCAACAATCAGACCCTGCGCAGAATTGCCATCGATAACATCAATGCGCCATTCATTATTATTAAGCTCATAGCTCACCATTTTAGATTGAATGGTATCGTTGAAATTACTGATTACGCTTTGGTCATTGGTACCGTTTCGGATTTCACAAACAACATTCTTGTAATTTTCAATGGGGTTATCATTGATTTTTATATCCTTGATTTCGACAGGACCTTCACCTGCAGATATGAGCCAGTTAAAATATTGGTCATCGTTTGCATTAGTAGTAAATTTAACAATGCTTTGACCACCAGAACATACAGTGCCATAAGTAATGGCTATACCATTTCCCTGCCCTTCCATTGTTTGAATGCCGTTCCATGAATATGTTGGGTCTTCTGTTTCGTATTTACCGGTGTCAATTTTAGGAGCAGTAAACTTTGAAATCAATTGCCCACCAAGGAACATTACTGCAGCTGCACCAGCATAAGAAGCAGTTCCCCATACCCCTGCAGATGTTGCAAGCGCATTGCCGACACCCATTGAAACAACAGACAATGCAATAACAGCAACTAATCCAAGAATGGATTTACCGCCTTTTTCAACGGCTGGCATAACCACAATGAATGAATTGTCCGGAACAATTTGTTCCAGCATCATAGGTGCCTGAATAACTGACTGTACACCATTTAATTGGATAAAAGCCTTGTTTTCTGGAAGCTGCGAAACAAACTCACCAACATAAAAAGACAATGGCTGGTCGGTTGCTTCAGTCACCTTGATAACCCTGCCCTTTGCAGGACTAAATGGATTTTTAATAAAAATAACCTTAACTGCCATTGTCATCACCTACGTATTTATAAATTGCAACAATCTGTTTTTTCCACAGAAAACTATATATCCTATCAACACAAACGCCGATACGGTCACGAGTATGAATAAACTTACCATCACCGATGTAAACCCCAGTATGGTTGACCACCCCCGGTGGTGAATTAAATCGAATAGCGACCAAAGCTGGTACGGGAATTTCCTCTCCATTTTTCCAATCAATTTCCTGCCATCTTGTATTATTAACAGCATTCCTAAGAGTGCTGTTAATTTTTTCCTTGTCTTCAATGGCGCAATAATACTCGCCAATATCAACACCGTCTCTACGGAAGATTTCCTTTGTCAAACCAAAACAGTCGAAGCCTGTAGCCAGTTCCCTGCCACCAGCGACAAAAGGAACTCCGATTAAATCAGAATAATTTATCTTAGACATACAAACCTCCCTGCGGTATTCCCGGAAAACCGCCAAATCGAGCAGAATTTTTTCTAGCCTTGCAATCAGCCAAAGTGTGATTACAGCTTGTAAAATTTGATGTAGCAGCACAAACAATGCCTTTGTATTTAAACGGGCAAGTATTCTTCATGGCTCTACGCCATGGTCTACGTGCCTTTTGAGGATATGCATTGCCAAGGTTGAATCTAACGGTTTGTGCAGTTACAGTTGTATTCTTAACTGCATAGTACTCTTCAAATTCAGGTTCTAGATTATCCAATGCCGTAGACAATACGCATCGTAATACAACCTTGGCACCTGCACCACCATTACCTTGCTTAAGGTAATATTCCAAATCACGAGTAGTATTATCAACATCAATATAAAGAGATGGTAGGGAGCCTTTGTCATCACTCTTACCTTCTGACAAAGTGAAAGGAAACGCTTGCCAGAGTTGTCCGTTCCAATCAACATCTTCGTTGTTGTGAACAACTCTGATAGGGTCTGGGTCATTAGCCAAAATGATTTCGAGAAGCAAAAGCCATACGCTATCAGAATCAACCTTATTTGATTGAACGATAGCAAACGGTGATAATTTTTTCATTGCCTACACCTCTCTAACCTTTACCGTCACTTGATAATAATTTTTCATAATCAATTTATAAGACGGTGGCTCTACAAATCTGACAACATATTTTTTGCCAGTTAACGGATGATTCCAATTAAACATTAGAGCACCATTCTTGGTCGTTGTATTATAAAAATCTTCCAGAAGTTCTTTTTCTTCGGCTGTCATAAGGTTCCAGTTCTCAGTGAACGTGTACCTATTGCGAGTGAATTTAGGGCGAGTTTGTTCCGTACCATCTTCAAACTTAGCACGAAGAACGGCATCTTCCGGAGCCTCGTCAAGCGGATACTCCGGAGCGCCGACACCTTCGGGAAAATCAATGGAAGCATTATATGCCATAATTATTTCCCCTTTCGGTTATATTAACCGTAATTGCCTACAGCACCACTAAGAACATCACGTATACCGTTCTCATTGGTATTTACCGCGTCAACAACTACGTTCAAAATCATTTCACGAGGATTTATAAAAGATGTATTGCTGCTAGAAGCTTCAAGAGGTTGACCACTCTTATTTTCAATAACAACCTTGACAGTTTCTAATCCAGCACTACCACGGAGAGCAGCTGCAGTTTGTTCTGCAGTATAAACTCGTCCCGGTTGAGAGAAGTTTACAAGCTCAGGACCTTCTTCACCAACGAGTGCCCAACCATTGGCCACGCCACCATTGGCGAAAGCAAATGCCATATTGCCCGGATTCCAGCTATTAGAGTAAGAACTCATATTCCAAGATGGAAGACTACCACCGCCACCCATACCGGGAAAAATTGACATAATAGCCTTCATCGCTAAGCCTTGCATAAAAACCTTGGTCATAGTGTTCATAATACTATTTGCAAGGTCGTCACAGAGGTCTTTGCAACGCTCACTGAACGACTTCTGTTCGGTCAACATATTTTGACCAAAGTTGACAACGGAGTTCATCATCTCATCCCAACCAGACTGCAGAGTAGCAAGTTGGTCAAATTGAGTATTCTTGATGTAATCCATAAAATTGCCCCAGCTTGCTTGAAGGTCGGTAGCTTGAACAGCCTGCAGGTTTTTAACAGCTTCGGCATATTCCTGTTGAAGCTGAATGCGTTGCTCCATGTTCAAGCGTTCATCGGCAAGCATTTTTTCTAATGCTTGCTTGTGGGCAGTGAGCTTATCAGCTCGCATTTCATCTGCACGCTGAGCGGAAACAAGTCGAGTGCCTTCCAAGGCGTCAATGTATTCCA